ATGCATTAAAAAAAGGAGAAACTGTTAATTACACGGCTTTAAAAGTAGGAGATAATTTAATTTACCAAGGTGGATTAGAATATAATACTTTATTAACAAACCAAAACCTACCAGATGAATTTCTTCCTACTATGAGTTTTAGTACGGCTAGTTTCTTAAGTCTTGCTGGCCCTGGAGTAAGTGCAGCAACTACAACTGATGTTACTTTTGGCGATACAACCGGTCCTTCATTAACTAAGGGTTGTCCTTCTTGGTTAGAAGCATCTTCGAGTATGTTTAGATTAGGAGGAGATATGTTTAGAATAACAGGATCAGCAGGAGTTAATTTTCCAGCTGGAAATCAATATTTAGCAGGACCTGCTTTAGGGATAATGCATTCACTTAATCAAAGAATAAGCAAAGGATTTATAGCAAATGGTAATTCAGCAACAACAACTGATCAAAGATTTGGTATTCCTGAAGGTTTAAAAGAGTTTGATAGGAATAGTAATAATAATTATTTTGGCTTTAATTTTTCAGAATCAATAGCTGCAAATGAAGGATCTTTACCCTCAGCAACAGCTTTAAGTGAATATGAAGATTTTGATTTAAGATTTTTAATACAACCAAATGATGAAATTAGAGTAACATATCGTACGGGTAGTGCTGCTGAAAAGGTTATACAAACTCAAGATTTTACTGTTACGAGTGTACCTACTTCAAGTATTACTACTAATTATAGGGCATTAAATAATGCAGCTCAATTTGGAGCACCTGATAAAATCAACATATATGATGAAATTTATGTTCATCCAAATCCTTTAAACTTTAATTTTAATGATAACCGCATATTTAATTTTACTATAAGAAGAAGAGTAAATGCAGATGATAGAGTTATAATATTTCAATCAGCACCACCAAATTCAAGAGGTATTAATACTATTACACCTTCAGGATATATAATTCCAGGTGATTTTAGTCCAATTCAAAATAGAAACGTATTAACATTAATCAACCAATTAAAAGCTAAAAACGCAAATCCAAAACCACCAATACCAAAAACTAAGGGACAACGTCCAGTAGAGTAATATAGCTTGGAGTAGAAACTAAAAAATCATATATTTATAACTAAAATAATATAACAAATGGGATATTTAAATAATCAGATAGTAACAGTAGATGCTATCTTAACAACAAAAGGTAGAGAACTTCTAGCAAGAGGAGATGGTTCTTTTAATATTACACAATTTGCTTTATCTGATGATGAAATAGATTATACACTTTATAATCCAACTAACCCATCTGGGTCAGCTTTTTATGGAGAAGCTATTCAAAATATGCCTTTATTAGAAGCATTCCCAGACGAACAACAAATGTTAAAATATAAATTAGCAACTCTTCCAAGAGACACAGCTAAAATGCCAGTACTTGATATAGGTTTAGCATTAATTAAATTAAAACAAACATCACAAACAACAATAAGACCTCAAACTTTAAATTATTTAGGTGGTAATACTGTTGTAGAATCATCGGGTTATGTATTTACAGTAAGTGATGTAAGACAATTTAGTTCTGTAATAGGATCAGGAGTTGACACAACATCAGCACAAACATTAAATTCATCTACAACAAACGGAACAGATGTATCAAAAACAGTAATAGGAACTACACTTACATTAGTAGCAACTGGTGTAAATACATTATATGGTACAGTAGGTACAGCTACATCTATTTTATATAGTTTATTAACTATTGTAGGTAGAGACTCAGGTGCAAGGTTACAAGTTCCAATTAATATTACTAAAACATCATAAAAAAATAAAAAATGGCCGGAGCATTTCAAACATTAGACCCAAGAGATTTACTTATAAGCAATGAAAACGTAACCAACACAGTTTGGTTAAATAATTCACCAACATTAAATGCTTATTTTACATCTTCAGTTCAAGTAGCAAGTACTACTGGACAATTTTATTATAATATTTTTGCTGGAGCCGCAGCTACAGGATCAGTTCAATTTGCTATTGCTTATTGTGATATTGATGGTAGTGGTAGTTTAGCATATAACCCAAATGTTGTTGGTTTATCACCAACAAGAACAAATTATGGTCAATATAGATCATTAGTTATAGGGGATGAAGCCAATTCATTTGTATTTGGTAATCAATCAGCATCGTATTTTTATGCTTTACCTATTGAAAGGTCAGGTTATAAAGAAGAATTACTACCAGGAACAATGACATTATGCCTATCAGGATCTAACGGATCTCCAGTAGAACACTTATTTCTTACAGATGATAGTAAATTAGGTGGAGCAGCTCAATTTACAGAAGCAGGTAGAGTTTATAATTTAGTATCAGGATCTGCAGGGAATGTTTTTACAGGTGTTAATGTAAATGGTTGGACTGTAGCTTCAGGATCATATGGTTGGTTTATGCCAGATATTGGAGCTATATTGTTAAATGGGCCAGCATTAGATGGGAGATTTGTAGATGGTGGTATTCTTTTAGGTACACTAAGAACATCTAATTCAGCAGTAAACAACCCTTCAAAACTATTTACAAGATTAAATAAAGGAGCATCTGGGTTTACAAATGCAGGGTGGACATTAAATTCAAATGAGCAACTATCATCAGATTTTGTATTTGTTAGAGCAAGGTCAGATGAATTTAATTATTCGACTAACCCTTCATTTATTTCAGGTTCAACAGGAGCTGTATTATTTGATTCATTTATTAATGATCCACAAGTATATATTACATCAGTAGGTTTATATAATAATAATCAAGAGTTAGTAGCAGTAGCAAAGTTATCTAGACCACTTTTAAAAGATTTTACCAAAGAATTACTTGTAAGAATCAAGTTAGACTTTTAATGAATGACAGCATTCAAACAATTTACAACCAAGGACGTAATTTTTACTCCCTTTTTAGCAGATAAAGGATTTAATTTCTCGGGCAGTGCTATCACTGGGTCTGATGTAGGCATTAATGTCTATTGGGGAAGAAATGTACCCTACAATGATCCAAATGATACTGATACTGGTTTTGTTTTTACTCAATCTGTTTCAAATGCTTATAATAGTGCTAAACAATTATATTACACAAATTACTTAACCCAAAGTACAGGTGATAATGTTGCAACTTCAAGTGTAGTACCAGGGGCAACAAGAGGAGATGATAAATTTTTAGGTCCTATTCAATCCCCTAGATTTGAAAATTATTTACAATCAACATTAACACAATCAAGATTTATTGGTACTGTAAATTATCCCAAAGATACTAATAACGCAGCTTTATCTTCAACTACAACAACAATATCAATTCCTCAAAAATTATATGGGGAAAAAATTATACCAACAACTTTTAAATTTACTTATAAAGGTGCTTCTAAATATAATAGTGTGCTTATAACTGATGATGGTGATGGAAATTTAATAAGTAGTTCTACTGACCCCAGAAATAATTTAGTAGTAGGTCAGATATTCTATTCTCAAGGTATAGCTGTAATCACAACAGGAAGTAATGATGAGGATATACTTAATAATATAGGTAAAGTCACTGGTAATGACTCAAACCCCGATATAAAGGACATTCAAGTTCAATTTTCATCTTCTATAACTATATATGAAAGTCAATATAAATGTACTATTTTAGAAAATGAATTTGGAAACTCAACAAACCCTACAATATTAAAAAATACTAATGGAACCGGTAGTACTAATGTAGAATACTCAGATTTTGCAACAGGGTCATTTTTCTCACCCTATGTTACTTGTGTAGGATTATATAATGAAAATACACAATTAGTTGCAGTTGGTAAACTTTCATTCCCGGCACCAATTTCACAATTTACAGACACAACAATTATAGTTAACTTTGATCAATAATGAACAATTGGACATACCAAAACCAGGAAGTAGATACAGTATCTGACTTTCCTGATAATACTTATGGATTTATATACTCTATAACTCATTTACCCACAGGTAAAAGATATATAGGTAAAAAAATTTTATTTTTTACTCGTAAAGTTAAATTAGGTAAAAAAGAATTACTAGAGTATAAAGGAGTAGTAGGTAGAAGACCATCATTTAAATTAGCAGTCAAAGAATCAGATTGGAAAACATATTGGGGGTCTAATAAAGAAATGTTAGAACTTATAAAATCTGAACCTGATGAAAATTGGGAAAGAGAAATATTAGAATCAGCATCTAGCAAAAAACTATTAACTTACTACGAAACAAAATATCAAATGGTTTATCAAGTATTAGAAAAACCGGATGAATTTTGGAATGATAATATTTTAGGTAAATTTTACACTAAAGATTTTATGTAGTATAGCTTTGATGCTTGAAATTAGTTTTGTATATTGGTGGAACATGGTAAACGAACTATTAATTAATCTAGTAAACTCAGTACTAGGATCTGGTAAACGTACTGCACGAGGCAACCAAGCTCATACTTGTCCTTATTGCAACCACCATAAACCTAAATTAGAAATAAATTTTTCCGAAAATAAAAAAGGTTATAACCCATGGCATTGTTGGGTATGCAATAAAAAAGGTACTAGAATTTCCTCTCTATTTAAAATGGTTAAAGCATCATCTGAAAAATTTGATGAATTATTTAAATTAATAGGTAATGAAAAAGAATATAAAGCTAAAGATAGTACTAAAATTCATTTAAAATTACCTGAGGAACTTAAACAATTTTCAGATATTACTACATCAAACATTGAAGGTAGACGTGCTTTATCTTATTTAAAAAATAGAGGTATTACTAGTGATGATATAATTAAATACAATTTATCATATTGTACATCTGGTAGATACCAAAATATGATTATTATTCCTTCATATGATGGAAATGGTCATTTAAATTATTTTACGGGTAGGTCATTTGAAAAAGATCCATATATTAAATACCGTAATCCAGAAACCTCAAGAGATATAATTCCATTTGAATTATTTATTAATTGGGACTTACCATTAGTATTATGTGAAGGTCCTTTTGATGCTATAGCAATTAAACGTAATGCTATACCTTTATTAGGTAAAAATTTACAACAAAATTTATTAATGAAAATTGTAAAATCAACAGTAGAGAAAATATACATTGCTCTGGATACAGACGCTAGAAAGCAAGCCTTAAAATTTGCCGAACAGTTTATGGATGAAGGAAAGGAAGTCTACTTAGTAGAACTCGAAGGGAAAGACCCTAGTGAAATGGGATTTAACTATTTTACAAATTTAATCCAAGGTACATTTCCATTAACACAATATGATTTAATGGAAAAAAAATTACAACTAGTATGAGTAAAAAGAGTATAAAAACATCTTACAATAGGATTTTAGAAATCAGTGAAGATGCAAAGCAAATTACACTACCAGATTCAAGGTATTATAGGCGAAATGGGAAATATTACCCATCAATTACTTATGTACTACAATATTACCCAAAAGGCAAATTCTTTCAAGAATGGTTAAAAAAAGTTGGTTATAGTGCTGATTGGATAGTTAAAAAAGCAGGTGAAGAAGGTACTTTAGTACATGAAATGTGTGAAGATTACTTAAATGGTAAAGAATTAAATTTTTTATCATCAAATGGTAACCCAATGTACAATCCATTAGTATGGCAAATGTTTTTACGTTTTGTTGATTGGTGGGAGACTTACAATCCTAAATTAATTGAAACTGAAGTACACATATTTTCAGATGAATTAAA